GAGAATAGGATTAAAGAATTAGAATCTAAATAAATACATCTATAAGGAAGGTGTAAAATGGCAAAGATTAATTCAAGGTTTGTAGACGGGTTATCAGTAGCTAAAGGTGCTAGGGAAGCAGGTTGGCTATTTGGTAAGCCGTCTATTCATTATTCAGGAACGGCTAGTTATGGAGGCTGGTCTAAATCAGATACTTCACCACTTAATCAAAAGGGCGGAGGCTGGTTAGCTAATCTTTACGGAGGCGCACAATCTGGTGATGATTGGGCTTCTTTATACATACCAGTTAATGAGCTTCCAGTAACACAATTAGAAACAGCTAACTGGTCATGGTATCAAACTAACGCTGAATCTATGGGGCTTGGTTGTGTTATCTGGGTACATGACCCCGATGACTTTGATAAGAGGGCGGAGATAACCCAGCTAGGTGGTGTAGCAGGGTTAGAACACGCTGCTGGATGGAACGCACATGAGTTTGATTCTACTGATGCAGGAATGTTCTTTTATGGTGAAGGCACTACTGGAACAGATTTAACGGCTGGTACTCAATATACATGGGCGCAATTTCAGGCAGATGCATTATTCTCTACATGGTCTATCTATCGTATTTCATGGGACTGGGGTTGGGAAGCATCAGGGACTTTTGAAGATGCGTGGTTAGCTGAAGTCAAGATTAATGGCGTTTACATTCCTCTGTATCCAAGCGAAGGTGAGACAATAGGCGGGCCAACTAAGACTTTATATGTAGCTACTTCTGGGACTTCTACCACTAAAGCTACAGCGATAACCCCTTCATCGGTGTTTAAGAAAATAAGAATCAAGTCTGTTAGTATGGCAACGGCAAGTTCAACTGCTGCTATCTTTGAGGTCTACTTTGGGACAGGGGCTAATATAACCTCAACTCCTGCTAATGCTATTTGTATGGCTAACCTTGATACTGATTCTGTAGTTACTGACCACTTTGAGTTTGGTGATGATGGCCCGTTGGGAGCGGTGAATACGGTAGTCTCAATCAGGACTTCGGCAGACATAACCACTAATGGTTACTTTGTATTTAACTACAGAGAGGAATAGCATGGATGAGACCGATAAACCTCCGAGTCCTCTACGCAACACTATTACAGATAGAATATATCGTGTGCCTCATAACAGGCGTAATGTTAGGCGCAGAAAAATGGCTTTTATTCAGCATTTGTCTAGCCCTTTCCTTGGGTCTCGGCTTCGTAACGACTTGGTTATATTGGAAACTGTTTGACCGAGGTGTTAATCATGGAGAACACAGAGGAATTTGAGGCTTGGTTATTCCGCTTAATCCATGATAGTAAAATGAAACTCAATATGAGTGATAGAACACTCACTTATATTCTTTTGAGAGAAGGCTTGAATCATTACTTAAAGGATATTTGTAACGATGAGCTACGAAACACTAAAGAACATAATTGACTTTAATAAAGAACAGGCTAAACTTCACCCACAAGATGAGGACTTGGAAAACAATCTTTGTCCTTATGATGCTTGGGAGCTTGATATAAATTCAAAGGGTTATAGAAGTTGTCCTATTTGCGGTAGGATTTGGAGAATATAAATGTTTGGAAGTTACGCATCAATCGCTGACGTTAAAGGTGTGCTTGGTATAACTGCCACAACGGATGATACGACAATCCGCAAGATAGCGGAAGCTGCATCACGTTCCATTGACCAGTACACAAATAGAACGTTTGTAACCAGCACAGCTACTAAGTATTTTAATGGTGCTAACACATTATGGATTCCAGACCTCTTATCTGTTACGACTTTAAAGACAGATGAGGATGGGGATGGTACTTATGAGAATACCTATCAGGTAGCAACCGAACCTATAGATTATTATCTCTATGGAGTAGGCTTAGAAGATACACTAAACACCTTCCCTAAAATTAGAATAGAGACTAGCGTTAATGGTGATTATGCAGGCTTTGCTACCGGATGCAGAAAGGGAGTCCAGATTGCTGGAATATGGGGCTATGGAGACGGTATCTCAGCCACACCCTATATAGCAGACACTACAATCACTGAGGACTTGACCGCCGGTGAAAGTGCAATAGATGTTACCTCCGTGACTAATCTATCAGCAGGGCAGTTAATCTTGATAGGCTCTGAGCAATATTATATTTACTCAATATCTAGTTTGACCTTAACAGTAGAGCCTGGGGTAAATGGGACTACACAAGCTACTCATTCTAGCGGAGCTACTATTTACATCTATCAATATCCCTCAGATATAAGGCAAGCGTGTATAGATTTAAGCGTAGCTACTTATCAGAATAGAGCTAAACAGGGATTACAGACTGAAAGGATAGGGGATTACTCTTATACGATAGCAGGGACTTCACTGGGTAAGAGTATGGTGGAATCTATCTTGGGGAATATTCACAGTTACAAGAGGATGAGGTTTTAATGGGAATATCTAGCGGGCTTCTAATAGAATCCTTTTACCCTCAGACCTTAACCGAAACGGATGACGGTCAAGGTGGTGTAACAACCTCATGGGCAGATGGCACAGCCTTCAGGGGTAGGCTTTCAAGTTTACCTGTAGCTGAAAGAATGAGTGCGGATAAGCTAACAACCTACGCTTCGCATAAGCTGTTCTGTGATTATGCTTCTAGCCTAACTGAAGATGATAGGATTAGAAACTCAGACTCAACCAGATACTTTACGATTAAAGGTATTATGAATCCCAGTAATTCTAACCACCATCTTGAATTGACTTTATTGGAGTTAGACTAATTGATAAGTGCTGTTAATACGGGATTCTATAATCTACTCAAATTGTGGCCGGAGACATGGACAGCTAATACTGCCTATGCCGTTGGAGACGTAGTAAAGAAAACAACCTATAACTCACACTCTTATTTATGCACAGTAGCAGGAACTTCTCATGCTACTACTGAACCTACTTGGCCTACAACTAACGGGACTACTAAGGTTGATAATACAGTTACATGGACAACTTACGATTCAAAGACGTATCAGGTAAAGGCGAAACAGGGTGATACAGTTCCGTATTGCACTTTCGGTTTGCTTACGGAATCTCCTATCGGGACTTTCGCAGATTTTGAGGCTATCGAGAATTTAACATTTTGGGTTAACGTGTTCTCAGATAAATCAACCGCTGACCTTGCAGAAATAGCCGATGAAGTTATGGATAGTTTAGATGATAAGACCTTGAATGCTGATGGTTATACTTCCATGAAATGCGTTAGGGAATTTATCAGTTCCCCAACATGGGATAGTGAAACAAATATCTTCATGGTGAGCTTACGCTATAGATTGTGGCTTTCTAAGAGCTAGAATAGGAATGATTAAGCCTTTGAATTTCTAATTTTATTTGTTCTCGTTCCTGTAATTGTTCATCATTCAAATAATATAGTTTATCTATTCTACCAGTATTTTCTAGTGTCATATTTCTATAACTTAATAGTGTTTGAAGTTTGATTGCCAATTCAGCTTGTGGTTTTTTAATCTTTAAATAAGGTAATAATACTTTCAAAAATTCCATTGCCCTAACACAATCTACTATCCATTTAAAATTTATTCTATCCTTTGCATCACGATAGATATTACCTAGCCCAGTTGCATTTTTAATATAAGTCAATGTCGGGATATGTTGATTAGATATGCTTACATGGAGTGAATGTTCATTACGTAGTTTATCGTTTTTTCTACCAGGTCTTTTGCGTATGCCACTAACAACAGAAACACAACCTTCACCATCAAATAAACCTGCAATGTATGCAATATCTGTAAGTGGCAAATTGTGTAATTTAGAATAAAATAGTTTTGATTGTCTTTCCTTTTCTAACAATATGGGTGTCCTTTTCTTTAAACGATATTGGCGATGATATTCTTTAACTTGCTTATCATCATTCCAATCAAGATTAAATTTATTGTTTTTCTTATTTGGCATAATCTAAATTCTCCTACTAATAGTATAACACTTTAATAGAATATTGTCAAGTTTGTGATTTGGTTAGATAAAAATAAACTGGTAGTATAGACACAAGACATAGAATCACTCACGCCAACATTTTCAACCGCCTCTACGTTGATTCTAGGGGCGTTTCACATAGATTAAACAACTAACAGGAGGTAACAAAATGGCTCATTTAGCAGGGAAAGCAGGGTATGTTAGTACGGGGAGTGCGGTATCAGGTATTAAGTCGTGGTCGGTGGATTATGTCAGCGATGCACTAGAGACTACAGACTTTGCTGACGCAGGGGTAAAATCCTATATCGTGGGCGGGTCAGGTTGGTCGGGAACTTTTGAGGGATACAAGGAAGGGGCAGAGCAAATTCTAACAGCAGATGCCGCCTCCCCTGTAACCTTAAAACTTTACGAAGATGCTACCTATTATTGGACTGGAAGCGCAATAATCACAGGTGTTCATTCTTCGGCATCCCATGATGGCGTAGTATCTGTGTCTTACGACTTCGTAGGGATTGCTGGCTTAACTGTACCCGCAGGATAAATTGAACAATAATGGAGGTGCTTTATGGCACATTTAGCAGGTAAAAGTGGGAGCGTTTATGTCGGTTCCACTGTAATTGATGTCTGTGACGTGGCATGGACTAACGGAACTCATGGTACGGCATCACTGGAAACCACGATAAAGAAAGAGGGCATAGGGTCAGCTAAGATAGTAGGCTCTAGCGTAGTAAATGGTGATTATATTGCCTATCATGCTATCGTAGCAGGGGCAACTAACTACGCTGGTTTCACTCATGCGTTATGTTGGGCGTATAGTTCAGCGACTGTAGCAGCCAAAGACCTTGTATTGGTAATAGATGCAGGGGCAGGCGCACCAGGAACTCCTGAAACGGAGATGGACTTCCCTGCTATAACATTAGCCACATGGACATACTGCCACCTAACTAATGTCACTGGTAAAGAAATCGAAGATTCAACAGC